CAACAATTGCTTCAATGTTGACATCTTCGATAAAATATTCTAATTTGCCGCCAATTTGCTCTTCAAAAACTGTTGAAACAAAAGATTCGCTTTTACCACCACTACGTAAAATCTCTAACTGCGGCGTGCCATTGATATATGTCTCGTCAGGATAATTTATTTCTTCTTTTGTTAATACAGCCAAAGTGAAAATACAATTATAACTAGAATAAACGTGTAACGGATTAATTTCTTTTGCCATTTACAATCCTAATTCATCTTTGAGATTACTTTGTTTTGGTAAAAATATCTTAAGTCCTGATTTTATATCAAATACTGGATCTTTTACTATGTCCATATTGCGCTGCGCAAATACCCACCATAGTTTTGGTGTTCCGTACAAGTCATATGCTAGTAAATCGGGTCTATGATTGTATTGAGGCTCAACTTCGTATAAAATATCATCATCTTCAGCAGGAATAGGAACTATTTCTAATATTCCTAATTCGCCCGATTCGGTTACAGTAGTTTTATTCCAAGGACTTGTTTTTGCATAAGTTGCTACCATTATAAAAACCCTTCACTATTCAAATCACCATTTACAAATCTATCTAAACTGAAATTTGCTGCTTTTGATCTACTGTATGTTGGCTGTAATGTTAAACTTATTGTTGATAATGTTGGCACCCAAGAGTATTCTTCAACACCAGCGGGTTGATTAGTTCCCCTAAAATTAGTTCTTACAGGGACTCTAATATAATCTACACCATTTTCCAAACTATAATTAAAGTTTTGCACAACACAAGGCACATTATTTAAAACATATTGTCCGTATCCATTTACTTTAACAAGTGGCGGCGGAGATCCTTTATTACTAGTATCACCAAATGCCATTTTTGTAATACTTTTAAAAAAATGAACTGCTGCTATCCAATATCTTCCATCTTCTTCTGTTTGTACAGGAAATTCGCCTGCAATTACAAAAGGTTCAACACTGCTATTCTCATATATTGGAAAAGGATAATTACTATGTGTAGGAGCTGCTAAACTGTAATTCGCTGTATGCTGAAATGTAATATTAGGTACAAGAGGAAAAACAACATTATTCCCTGTTTGTACAAGAGGAGCTAGAATAGGACTGGATCTAAATGTACTAATGTCAGGAACACTAATTCTCACTCGCCAATCTTCGCCTACAGATTCGTTGCTAGGTTTAAAATTAGCAGTAGCATATTTTGCACTTGCTGGTTCTGCACCTGGTGATAAATTACGCTTACGCAGGTTACTCATAAATTGGTTTACATTAGTAAGAAAATCTGATATACCTTGTTTATTTTGTATATTATTTTGACTACCAATGTTACTGTCAATACCTGTGATTGGATCAATTGCCATTGTCATACTCCTATAATGTATTTAGTTGACAAAAATAAGTGCGTAGTTTATAATAGTATAGTAAAGGAACAAATATGGCAAAACGAGTAAATTATCTTAATAATAAAGATATGTTAAAAGAAATACATAAAAGCAAAGCTACATTTTGTAGTTATGTTGACCCAGACTACGCTTTATATGATATTATACTACCTAGTGTAGACAAAATTAATGTTAGAACAATAGCAGAAGCAAAAAGAAATCGTGCTAAAAAAATGTCAACCGAAGCATATGAAGCAGGTAAAGCAGTTAATAAAAAAGTTAAAATGTCAGAATACGAAGTTGACTACAAAACTATCAACAAAAATTCTTTAATTTTTAGAGTAATGATGTTTGATCATATCCCAGACGAACCTGGACGCAAAAAAACACCAAAAACTGTTGCTGATACAAAAACAAAACTTAACTTTCCTCCTTTTCAGCATTATAAGTTTGATGAAAATAACGAACTTGTATGTATAGGTAAAAGTCATTGGCAAGGTGGTATGGAAAATGGGCATTTTGATAAAACTCACGGAAAAGCAACTAATGAGCTTGCACGTATGTGGATGAAACTAGTTGATAGATATGCAACAAGAGGCAACGTTCGTGGTTATACATATAACGACGAAATGAAAGGCCAAGCAATACTACAATTATCACAAATAGGACTACAATTTGATGAAAGTAAATCTAATAATCCTTTTGCATACTACACTGCTGCTGTTACTAATAGTTTTGTTCGTGTTATTAATTTAGAAAAACGTAATCAAAATATAAGAGATGATATATTAGAAATGAATAATCTCAATCCTTCGCATACTAGACAACATTCAGGCGAATGGGAAGCAGCACTTAAAAGAGAATCAGAGAAGAAATAAGGTTGATTTTCTGATCAATCTACGTTATACTGCTAGAGAAATGGAGAATATTCGTGTTTAACAAAGCCGCAGTGTTTACTGACATACATTTAGGTATGAAGGGTAACTCACGTGTCCACAATCAGGACTGTGAGGACTATATCGAGTGGTATATTGAACAAGCTAAGGCTAATAATTGTGAAACTGGCTTGTTTTGTGGCGACTGGCACCATAATAGAAACAGTCTTAACCTTACAACTATGGATACAACTATTAGGCTGCTAGAAAAACTAGGTGCTGCCTTTGAAAACTTTTATATGTTTGCTGGTAACCACGACTTGTACTACAAAGACAAGCGTGATATCAGTTCAACTGAGTTTGCAAGACACATACCGGGCATTACCGTAATAGATCAAATGATGGTCCAAGACGATGTTGCACTGGTTCCGTGGTTAGTTGGTGAAGAGTGGAAGAAGATCGAAAAGTTAAAAGCAAAATACTTGTTTGGTCACTTCGAACTCCCATCGTTTTATATGAACGCTATGGTACAGATGCCAGACCACGGAGAACTAAAAGCCGAACACTTCAAGAATCAAGAATATGTGTTCAGTGGACACTTCCACAAGCGTCAGAAACAAGGCAAGGTGCATTACATCGGTAATGCATTTCCTCATAACTACGCAGATGCGTGGGACGATGCACGTGGTATGATGATACTAGATCGTGAAAACAATGCAGAACCGGAATATATCGACTGGCCGCAGTGTCCTAAGTATCGTACAGTCAAGCTATCAAAGCTGATCGACGAGAAAGATACACTGATCAAACCGAATATGTATTTGCGAGTTACACTCGACATTGATATTAGCTACGAAGAAGCAAGCTATATTAAAGAAACATTTATGGAACAGTTTGAATGTAGAGAGATTACATTAATTCCACAGAAACATATAGAAGAAATTAACACAGACTTGGATATCGAACAGTTTGAAAGTGTAGATCAAATTGTTAGCAACGAGATTCAAGCAATCGACAGCGAACAGTTTAATAAGAAACTGTTATTAGACATTTACAACGAGTTAGTATGATAAAAATTAAAGATTTAACCGTAAAGAACTTTATGAGTGTGGGTAATGTGACCCAAGCAGTCGACTTTAACAAAGAACAACTGACTTTAGTACTCGGCGAAAACTTAGATCAAGGCGGCGACGATACTGGATCACGTAATGGTACCGGTAAAACAACTATAATTAATGCATTAAGCTATGCATTATATGGTACAGCTTTAACAAATATTAAACGCAACAACTTAATTAACAAAACTAACAGCAAAGGTATGTTAGTAACACTTAATTTTGAGAAGGCTGGTAACAAATACCGCATTGAACGTGGTCGATCTCCAAATATTCTTAAGTTTTACATAAACGATCACGAACAAAAAGAAGATATAGACGAATCTCAAGGAGATAGTCGTCAAACACAAAAAGAAATTGACAGTTTACTTGATATGAGCCACGATATGTTCAAACACGTTGTTGCATTGAACACATATACAGAACCTTTTCTTAGTATGCGAGCAAATGACCAACGTGCAATCATTGAACAGTTACTTGGTATTACTATTCTCACCGAAAAAGCAGATTTGCTAAAAGATAAAGTAAAACAAACAAAAGAATATATCACAGAAGAAACATTAAAAATTAATGCTATCGAATCTAGCAATAAAAAGATTGAACAAAGCATTGAAACACTAGCCGGAAGACAAAAAGCTTGGTTTGCAAAGCAAAAACAAGATATCGAAAGGCTAGATAACGCAATCGAAGAATTAGAAAAGCTAGATATTGATATTGAACTAGATGCACACGATAAATTAGTCAATTGGACTGAACTAAACAATCGTTTAACAAGTTTAAACAAGGAAAAAGCAACACTTGAGAGTGCATTAATGAGAGCAACTAAAAGTGTTGACAAAGCAGAGAAAGATGTAAAAGAACTTGACGATGCAACCTGTTATACTTGTGGTCAAGCACTACACGCGGATAAAAAAGCAGAAATAGAAACAAGAAAACAAAAAGAACTAACCGATGCATTAGCATATCAAACAGAAGTTGCCGATAAACTAGAAAGTACAATGACTTTGTTAGAGGATATAGGCGATATTAACGGACGTCCAAATACATTTTATGAAAGTGCAAAAGAAGCTTACGAACATAGAAACAATGTAGATAACTTTCGTCAAAGTTTGGTAAGTAAACAGCAGGAAGACGATCCATATCAAGCACAAATTGACGATTTAACAGATACAGCTCTTCAAACTATTGATTGGCAAAATGTAAATGACTTGACTAATGTAAAAGAACACCAAGAGTTTCTTTTGAAATTGTTAACAAACAAAGACAGTTTCATACGCAAAAAGATAATTGATCAAAACTTAGCATACTTAAACAACAGGCTCACATATTATTTAGACAGATTAGGCTTACCACATCAAGTTGAATTCCAAAACGATTTAGCAGTTGAGATTACACAACTAGGACAAGACTTAGATTTTGATAACTTGAGTAGAGGCGAACGCAACAGGCTAATACTAGGAATGAGTTTTGCATTTAGAGACGTTTGGGAATCATTGTACCAAGGTGTAAACTTGCTGTTCATTGATGAACTTATTGACAGTGGTATGGATACTGCTGGCGTTGAAGGTGCATTGGCTGTACTTAAAAAGATGGGTAGAGAGCGTCAAAAAAATGTGTTCCTTATTTCACACAAAGATGAATTAGTTGGTAGGGTGAACAATGTAATGAAAGTTATCAAAGAAAATGGTTTTACATCTTACGAAAACGACATAGAAATTATAGAATGACAGACGACACACACGATGAACTAGCAAAGGCATATTTTGAATATTTCAAGGCAAACGAAAAGTTTGAACAAAGTCCTAGTGAAGCAACAAAACGCACAGCTAGAAGAGAACTTAGAAATCTTATTAAACTAGCAAAGGCAAGGCAAGAAGAAGTTGCAAAAAAATACGAAGAAGTACTTAGAGGCTACAGAGAAAATCAGAAATGGCAGACTAATAGAAAACATCCGTATACATAAAGTATGAGTTGGTTATACAAAGGTAAAAAAGTAGACACTATTGAAGACGAATACGAAGGCTTTGTATATCTAATAACAAACAAAAAGACAAAACAAAAATACGTAGGCAAGAAGTTAGCAAAATTTAAGACAACTAAGCCACCATTAAAAGGCAAAAAAAACAAACGCAGAGGTCATAAAGAAAGTGATTGGCGTGAATACTGGGGAAGTTCAGATAGACTGAACGAAGATGTAAAAAATTTAGGCGAAAAAAACTTTACTCGTGAAATACTTTACTACTGCAAAAGCAGAGCTGAAATGAGTTACATTGAAG